TGCGGCCGAATGGGTTTTCGTCACGCTCGCCGGTCTCGAAGATCGCAGTTGGTGACGTTCCATTGAACTCGCCCAACTGGTCGCCATCGAACCCCATGATCGTGGGGACACCGCCTTGCCAGATCGATGAGTCCAGAGACAGGCCAAGGTCGTCGAGCGATGGATACAACGTGTCCATGCTGTCCAGGTCCGTGCCTTCGCTGAAGGACTGGAACAGGATCTGGCCCTCCTGCTCTGCGTACGCGAAGCGGTTTCGCACAAGGCTGTAAATCAGGATGGTGTCGGGCGAGTCGCTGACGGTCGGAAACAGCCAGTAGATGCACTTGTTCGCCCAGTCGACACCGGCGGTGACGTTCTCAAGTCCACCCTGATTGAGTCGGTTCGTCACCCACCTATCAACGCGACCATTGCCGATCTGCTGCAACACCTGACCATCTGTCGCGCACACACCGTCATGCGAGAAGAAGTAAGAGATGTTGCCGACCTGTATGTGCGATCGAGGCGCCCAGCAACCGCGCGAGCGCTCGAAGTTGTCGATCTGGAAAACGATGTCCCCGCCGACATACGAGAAGCGCGTGATAGCCCGCTTCTGGAACACCAATCCCCAGAACTGGCCACCTGCAATTGCAGTGACTGCGCCGTGTTCGGCTTGCAGGAACTGCTCACCCGCCTGCTCTGCTCGAGCCGTCGAAGTTCCGGGCGTGGGAAAGTCCAGCGGATCATCGATCGATGACCACTGCACCGCGTACGGCACAGCCCCAGACCCCTGGTCAATGTCGCCAAGCATCAAGAAGCGATTGATCACGCCGATCTGACGTGCATTCGGCGCAGAGCCGTGTGTCGAGAAATTAGACGCGGACCCGATCGTCTTGTAGCGCACGTCGTCGTTAAAGTCTGTCGCGAAAACCTTGTCGTCGAACTGCGCGAACTGCCAGTAAGAGGCCGCGCCTAGAGTCACTGCAGAGCGTGCCGTCCAGGCCGTTCCAACACGCTCGTAGAGCTGCGTCGGACTGCCCGCGTAGATCTCAGGATCGCCGACGCTATCGACCGCTGCAAAGGCTCCTAGAACGGTGGACGCGAGCGTGGTTCCAGAGACCGAGAGCGAGGCGAAGTCGGTGTAATAGTCATCGACAGGGATTGCGTTCTTCGCCTCGACGAGTCCCGGATTGTTGAGTTCGGGTAAATCCGGCAACCATTCGCCGAGCCCTACTCGCCCGTCTTCTACAAGCATCAGACAACGACCGTGTTAGGCGGTGAGCCGCTGTAGTCTTCTTCCTTGAAGCGCTTGCGGTAGGACTGCAGTGCTGTGTTGTACATGCTCTGCCACAGTCCCAATCGTTTGTCGTTCTTCACGAACGGCTCCGCGGCGATGAGCGCGCCATAGACGCACAGATCCGGGCAATCGGTGATCAGGAAGTTGATCCCGTCACTGTCATCGCGAATCAGTGTCGGCTTTGCGTAGTACGTGCCGACGAGCGTTCCGCTGCCAGGGATCGGACCGAACTCGAGATTGGCGCCGTTACGTGCGACATATGCTGCCTGCCCGCCACTCACCGCGCGGGGATAGCGCTGGTAGAGCTGGTCAAGCGAGATGCGCTTGAGTGGTGGCGATGTCTGGCCGGAGATGTAGCCGATCTTGAGGCCGAGATAGTCGTCAGGAACTGCGGCGACGCTGTTAGTGATCGTGACGCTAAGGGCCGACTCCATCCACGAGGCCCAGTTCTCAGGATCGCGGTAGAAGTCCGATTCCCAGTTCTGGATGAACCCAGGAATGAAAGAGGACAGGTCGGAACGCGCCAACCAGTCTCCCACTGCTGTTTGCAGCGTTGCGTAATCTGTGACCACCGCCATGTATTACTTCTCGCCGGCCATGTGCATTGCGTTGCGCTTGGCACGATGCCAATGATCAGCGCCATCGCAGTGAGTGTAGTAACTGAATCCCGGTGCGCCCAAAGTGAAATGGAGAAGCGAAGCAAGGCCGGCGTCCTGCTCACCTACCAGCACGTTCCACTCAGGTGGAAGCTCGCCGATGTCCTCATCCGACAGCCATGAGAAGCGGTGCAGAAACTGCCCGCCTGCCTCGCCGACGAGTTCCTTCGTCAGCCTTCGGTTCTTCGGATGCGCGCAGTTGTAGAGAATCACGGACGATCGATTCTTTCCGGGGTAGTCGACGTTGTCCGACTCCATAGGCGTACCGATGTACTTGCGTGGATGCTTGGTCTTGTAGTCGTGCTTTACGACTTGAATCGCTTTCGTCGGATCTCGAAGCGCCCACAGCTTCGCGATATCCTCCAGCACCACCATGTCGCCATCCACGAATAGAGCAAAGCCCTCGTAGCCACACAGGTACGGAACCAGAAAGCGCGAATAGATGAACGCATTCGTGCCGTCCTGCTGACCGTCGAAGTTTTGCAACAGCGGTCCATGCAGTGGGATGAATGCGACCGGCTGTGACGATCGCTCGATAACGCTCTGCGTCCATACGTGATAGGCAGCAGCCTCGCGCGGGTCGAAACCGACGTAGCAGGGTATTACGCTCATGCTGAAAGCTTCGTCCCGTCGACTGCTTCAATCTTCGTCTTCGGATGACAGATCACGTGAAAGGCATTCGCGTGCGTTGCCTGCACCGTCTGGATCTCAAAGCGCTGGATGATCTTGGGAAGCCACCATTCCATCGGCTGCTGGATCAAGTGGGCATTTCGCCCGTCTGGGAGAACCTTCGACGCAGGTCCGGTGTGGATCGTCAGGAACGCAACCGCCTCGGTGAGCGAGTGCAGATGATCCAACACGTTGTCCAAGTAGTCAGGCTCAATGTGCTCTAACACGTCGATGCAGCACACCATCTGAGCGGGAGCCGGCGGCTCGGACAACTCAGGAACACCCGCGTCGTACGCTTGGTACGTGAGCTTGTGCTTTGGCTTGATGTGCTTCGCGAGGTTCATCCGCTTGCCGCATCCGTAGTCGAGTAGATGCGTGATCTCGAGTTTGTCGATGATCTGCGTGACGAGTCCTGCGTACTTGATCGAGGCGATGCCGTAGTTCGTCGTGTTGTGAAGGTGCTCTTGCTGAACGCGATACGCTTCACTGATTAAAGTGGGACTTAAGGTCATTCGCGATGCTCTTTAGTGGCCATTGACCGCCCGTCTGTCTGTACAGCTTCATCGCGCGGTACCAGGGGACAGTGGTGTAGCCTTCTCCATAGCGCCACTGGGAAACCTTGGGGATGAAGACCCAAGAGGGAACACCCAGCGCGCCTGCCAGGTGATGAACACTCGTTTGCACGCCGATCACGAGGTCGCAGGAAGCGACTAACGCGGCGGTGTCGTCGTAGTCCTGCGTCAGCGTTGCGTGCGCGTACTGAACGACCGGAGTACCTACGATGTCCTTGGATGCGTCCTTGTATTGGAGCGACACCCAATGTGCGTCGACTGCATCGAACAGCGGTTTCCACTCATCGAGCGGAAGCTGGCGATGCATCGAGGCGTTGTGCCAAACACCACCGGTCCACGCGATGCCGATTACCGGCTTCTTCTTCGTGGCGAACAGCGCTTTCCACATCAGCACGCGTTCTGGATCGGGCGTGAGGTATGGAGTTCCCGGGAAGTCCTCGTCAGCGTTGCGGTAGTGCTTCGCTACTTCGAACGCAGATACAGACGCGTCGATCTTTCGATCTTCCTGCGCCCACGCAATCTCCTTCTTCCAGCGTGTCCCGTAGACCTTCGCTGTCGGGAACGATCGCTTGAACAGATTCGTGAGCCGGTGATCGCAGTCGATGATTACCTGCTTACTGTCACGAATCACATCAGGTAGCATCGAGGCGGCGCAGATCTCATCGCCTAACCCTTGCTCACCGTATACAACGACCTTCTGTCCCTTCGTGCCGTCCCAGGTCGGCTCCTCGGGCTTCATGTATTTGTAGTTAAGTCGTCGGGGAGAACCGATGCTTGCCGAGTAGTTCGGCCATGCCTCTTTCCAGCGTCTCTGCGCGAGCAAGGACAGTCCCAGGTTGTGCCGGGTGTTGTTGTCCTCCATCAGCGCGAGCGCGTCTCTACAGGGCTGCTCGGCCTTTTTGAAGTCACCCGCGTCGAGATGGACCGAGGCGAGATTGTTCTTGTACAGCGTCTTCTGCTCTTTCGAGACAGCGCGCTGCAGTGCCTTGCCGTATGCGCCCAAGGCTTCGTCCAGTCGCCACAGCAACTGTGCCGCGTGGCCCACTGCATTCCACGGCTCTGGACGTTCTGGGCAGATGCTTGCTGCCTGCTTCGCGAGCGAGTACGCGATTGGAAGCTTCTTCGCCTTCTTCATGATGTCCGAGGCAAGACACAGCGCTTGTGCGTTGGTCGGATCTTTCATCAAGATCTCATCGACGATCTTGTATGCGTCGTCGACCTCGCCCGCCTCCATGAGCTTGCGGACGCGTGAGACGTAGGTCTCGTCTTTCTTCTGTGCCTGCAGTTGGAGGACTTGAACCATTTAGTTCTTCAGGAAGTGCTGCTTCTCTGTGCATTTGAGTGCCGGGTATTCCCGGTTGATGATCTCCATTGCGCGCTTGAGGTGATCGCGCTTGAAGATGTCGATCCCATGCTCGTACTTGAGCTTCAGGATGATCACGGGCGGTATGCGCGCGTACAGATACAGGTCTTGCTTCTTGCCTGCCTTGTCACTCAGACCGTTTAAGCGCTCGTACTTCGCGAGCTCGATGATTGGTTCAACGTCCTGGCGGTAATGGATCTGCAGCGCTCCACGTCCAGCAACGTCGGTTGTGTCTTCAAGCTGCTGAACTCCCCGCAGCGGGTCCCAGTCGAGAAACTTTGCCAAGGTCAGTGATCCTTATCGGCAGACTCTTCAAGCAGTCGTGTTCAGCGCGTTGGTCGTGGCCGTACATGCTGTACATGCTCGGCTCGTTCCAGCGCCTGCTCTTTGTGTCGTCAAGGTTTAGCAATCGGTCGAAGCCGATCAGTGCGATATCGTCGTAGCCACGCTCAACAGCGCAGAACACCGCGCTTAAGCCTGTCGATGGCTTTGGATGTCGCGGTTCGAATCTCGCGTAATACGCCAACCACTCGGGGTCGTCGTTGAAGTGCCAGAACTTCTCTTTGTACTTGTCGTCTCGGTAAACCAGAGAGCGCGCACAGAGGAAATCCGTACGCGCTCCCCAGTGAATCGGATCAGGCTTGGGTTTGATCGCGAGACCATTCTTCAGCCTGACCACCTGCATAGAGTCGATCACGGACCCGCGACCCGTGAGGATCGAGGGCCCGTGACCAACTATCACCAACATGTTCGCCCTAGCTCGGCTGGATGCTCTACAGAATAGCCACTTGCGTGACCGGAGCCGTCCCTTGGGGCATTAGCTTAGATGGCCCAGCGAACATGCATTACGCGCAGCCAACCACCTTGGACGACGCTTTCGGATTGCGGCACACGAGGGCGAACTCCGTGACCAGCAACTTCTTCGTTGCATCGCCGGTCTTGGCGAGATCCTTGATCTGCGGGTTACGCAGGAAGGCAATCGCCCAGTAGTCCGGATCGATGCACAGCACGACCGAGTCGCGCACGTACCGAGACAGCGTCACCACGTGCGGTGAGCCATAGCTCGAGACGTACATGTTCGCCGCGCCGATGATCGGGGCCTGCTTGCGCGGGCTCGTATCGACGAAGCGAGTAGCGACACCCGTGAACTGGTCGATCACAGCCTTCTGCCGTGCGCCCACCAGGATCACGCGAGGATCGCCACCGTCCTGCCACGAGCCACCGAGAGCAGCATTCAACTGCCCCACCGTGAGGGCGCCAGACGTGCCGTCCGTCGGCGCTGCCACCGTGCCAGAGGCAAAGCCC